ATTCCTCGTAACCGCCGCAGTCGTCGTGACAATCGGACTCGTAGCTGTCGCGCCCGCTTCATTCTGCGCGCAATCCACATCAATCGCATCACCGCTCGTGCTGATCTTGAAACCAACAGAAGGATTAGCCAGCGTTGATGTGATCTGCACTCTTGACCATGTACTGCTGTTAATCTGCGAAGTAATGTCAGTCCAGGAACTTCCTCCATCTTGAGTAAAGGAGATTGTTCCTGTTCCAGTTCTGCGTTTGACATATGCCGAGGCACAGCGGGCTGCGGAAGCCAGTGTGATGGGCTGCAAAATGATTGCATCGGTTGCCGTTGCTGTCAGTGTCGTCGCCGTATTGGCGATGCCATCTAAGCCGGTTGCTGTTTTGTTTGCAGTTATATTTGTTTTGGTCGACCATGCCGCATTACTTAAGTCTCTGCAATAAAGCAGATTGTTTGTTGCGGCCGTTTCTCTCCTGAACCCAAGCAGATTTGCCGCTGGAATCGGCGCACCTTGCCAATCGGTTTCGTAGTATTTTGCTCCATCCGCACCAGCTCCGAAGAACGGAGCAGAGGCTACCCCGACAGACACATACTCAGGCACATAGGATGAGTGATAGCCGGTGACATCAATTGACCAGGCACGAAGTATGTCTACAGATTTTATTCCGTCTCCAGTAAATGCTGCCAGCCTTGTAGCTGCTTTGCTATCGGCCAATACAATTGAGAAGGCCTCACCAGTTGCATGGTTTGCAGTAGCTGTCACTGCAATTGCAAAATCATAAGTTCCCGCAGCAACTAGATTTGAGACTGCAGTACAGCCTGTTGCGGAAACGCTTCCATCGGTTAAAGATATGTTTGCAAACTGACCAGTTCCGAACCCTAGTGATGATGGAGCTAGTTGTATGGCAGGAACCCCTCCAGAAACAGATCTGACACGCACTCCATATATAAAACCCTGTCCAATTGTAGTGGGTGGAGGTGATACAGCAACCTGTCCAATATATTGAGCAGATGTCGCATTTGCGCAAACTAAAGAATTGGCTGATGGAGTAGTAAGGCTGCCTGTTTTATTCCACGCGCTTGCGTTACTGAAATCCTCGCTAGTCGTCCGAATAGTATTTTTGACTAGCCTAACTCCATCAAAAACCGCGCATCCGCTTGGAACTTCTTGAAGAATCCCAAGTTCGTTCAACCTCCACGCTTTCGTAGCGCGCGTAAAAGTTGGAGACCCTGTTCCTTCAGAAAGCACTAGAGAGGATTTCAACGGTGCGAACAGCGTGCGACCTATTGCAGGAAGATCTAACCCAGGAGGCAATCCTGTAGTAGTATGAATATTAAAATGGTCCGAATACGTTGACAGGTACCGCTCTCCTTCTATGAATAAGCACCCATCTACTACAGGAACTTGCCTACTGCCACCTCCAGTATTATAAACTAATACATATTCATTACTAGTTACAGCTAGAGGAGTATCGGCTGCGAGTGCGGCATGCTCTAAGGCATGCCCATCCAAGGTTACTTTATTGGAGTCACTACGAATAAATCGTACCCCTGGAGTAACAGGAACTTCCCGTAAGCCACCACCCTCATCCCTTACACGGATGAATTCATTCGATACTAAGTTATAGGGGGTACCTAAGATAGCAGCATGCTCGGCAAGATGACTCTCTAGCGTACTTAAACTATTACTTCCAGAAATCCTACGAATTCCTTGGTTAACCTCTACTTCCTTAATTCCCCCGCCGGTATCATATACTAAAACATGTTCTCTCATTAAATACTCCTAATAAATAAGAAAAATCCCCATTGTCCAGAAATGGCTGGGAGCAGACCATAGGACAATGGGGATTATAAACCACATAGAAATTAGCCAGTAGCACCAGCCGTAAGACCCTCGATAATCACACAACCGTAGGGATTACGAAGTTCAACAGCCATTTCCGAAGTAAAGCTACCGCCTTGTCCATCAGTACCGTTTTCAACGATCTGACCCCCAGCACCATATTGTTCAACTTTGGCATTCCGGCCAGGCATATAAGCCAGCTTAACCGACGGAATATCAACAATGATGAGACGGCCAGCGGTTTCATCGTAACCATTAAGCAGCGAATGCTCCAGAAGCCGCAGCGTGCCTTTGTAGAACTTGAAGTTCTGATAATCCATACCGAAAGAAGTAGTTTCCGGAGTCAGATTAACAGTACCGTTTTTAATAGCAATTTCATTCATAACCTGAATTGCTTTGGCATCACCGAAAGCATAGCGCAGACGGGGATTGCTCAGATCAGTCGAATACTTAAAGGCTTTGGCGCAGTAACCGACCAGTTGAGTAAGGTTGGTCGTTGAGCCAACAGTAGCTGCCGTAACGAAGTTCGCATCCGAAGTATATTGACGAACCGCATCAAAAATACCCTGCGTCGTGTGGATAGGCTGAGCGCCAGAAGTATCCATTTTCGCCTGACCCCAAATAACGGCGGTTTCTTGCTCAATGGTATGCATCACAGCGGCATCTTTACGGTTTTCAGCCACGTTATTGTAGCCAATTTCCATCATACTAGCAGCAGCCGTACCAGTAATCGCCCAAGCATTCCGGAAGATTTGCGTATAGTTCGGAACATACACAACAGGGAATTGACGAGCGGTAGGACGAGAACTGTTCTCTGCTTTAGCTGAACCTACCTTGATAATCTTCTGACCAGAAGTACCAGCAGCATCAGCAATACGACCATAGGCTTTAGTAACAGTCAGGGTCGTGCCGGAGATGGCAGTAATCCGCATGTTTTCTTTGCTGGTGTTGTTATGGATGATATCATCCACACCAAGACCGCTGGCAGAAGTAACGGAAATAGTAGCCGCACCGATCGAGTAGTTAGCTGACAGAGTAGTGGCAATGAATTCCGTAGTCTTACTGAAATATCCGTGGGTCGACGCTTTAGCGGTAGTAGTACCAAGCATCGCAGAAAGACCAGAAATAGGACTCGCGCCATTGGGACTAAGACGCAGAAGTTCCGCACAAAGCGACCTAGCATTCAGTTCAGTCGGATGACCAGTGCGGGGGACTGTATTAAATACACCTTCGAGAAGAGCCATTTTAAAACCTCAAAAAGAAAAATTAACCGTTAAGAAAAGCTTCCCAATCCTGAACCTGTCCTGCTGTTTGGGTCTGACCGGGAGTGTCTTGTTGTTTTGGATTTAACGCTGAATAGACCGTATTGAGGTATCTTACAGCTTCTTCCTTGATTTGTGACGGAGTAGCATCCGGGTTTTCTTTTGCAAGAGCCTGAGCGATTCTAACAAGTTCTGTCTTGACTACAGGGTGATTTGCGTTAGGAACCGATGCCAGTTCATTGCTAATAAGAGAGCTTTTAACGGCTCCATCAACTAACTTTTTCTCATGTTCCGCACGAGTATTAAGATGCGTATCTGTGAGAGCGGTGTTATGTTGAAGTGCTGCCTTGTATGCATTTTGCGCTACTGTATTCATGAGAGCTACCATCGCCGCCGCATCACCATTATTGGCTTTTTGCATAAGGTCAGGATTAACTCCCTGAGTGAAATTCAATTTACCGCCAACTTCGTCCAATACCTTTCCATCCAAGCTAAAGGAAGGAGTATCAGAAGGTTCTGCTGGTTTATTTGCATTTTCGAGCATCGCCTTATATGAGTCAAGCGGGTTAACTGGCTCAGTTGGCGTTTGTTGCACTGGAGCTGCGGGAACAGGAGGGGCAGCAGGAGGGGTTTGTGAAGCGGGACGACCCAGGATGGAGTCAAGAATACTCATTGTTTTATTCCTTCGATAGAAAGTAAGGTTGCTAGAACTTCAAGTTTTCCTGTCGTCAAAGTATGTTTGTTAAGCACTGACGCAGGTGTTTCATTAAGCACAGGGAGAGCCAAGAGATCCTTCGCACTCTCCGCACCTAAAATATGGAGGTATTTCCTGACTGTAGCATTGGAAAATACCTCGTAAATCAAAGCTTCTTCTTCCTGAGTAAGAGGTTGAACTGGGAATAAATTGTCAATCATTGCCTAAGTTCCTGTTGTCGGAGTTGAAGCCCTTGTTCTCTTGCTGCCAATTCCTGCTGTCGAAGATCGTTCTCCTGCATAATCCTCGCCAAATCTCCTACTGGACTCATAGTCGCAGATTCTTCTGGACCTTCCTCAGCTTCTTCACTTTCGGCTGCTTGCTGCACTTGTGGATTATATTCTTCCATACCACGGATACCCATCAGTTGCGCAAGGTGAGCTACTATATTCGGAAGCATCATCCCGTAGGCTTGCTGAAGAATAGGACTCTGGCTAATCATCTGGGTCAAGTTAATGATAGCTTCCGTACTTGCCAATTTGCTCTTTGGAGTATAGCCATCTGCAACCCGAAAAGATAGAACTTTCTGCCTCATCTCTGAGACTCTGGCTTGCATAATCTGACCTGTCCTTTGGGAAGAAACTACAGCATCCTCTCCATACTGGAAGATATTAAACTTGAGGATTTCCTTCAAAGGAACAAAGAACTGATATTCTAGAGCAAGAGCTGGGAGACGAAGCCTTGCATCCGCATTCCCCATGGTGTCGCGCCATTCTGTGACTGATTTATTTCCCTTTTGGAATTGTCCTTGGAGAGGATTATTAAGTCCTGATAGCTCTTTTCCAAAATTGACAATCTGCATTCCGTTCTGAATTGCGTTTTCTGTCCCACGACTGTCGAAAGGAATGGGATAGTAAGAATCACTAATCGGACGGTTATTCAGTTGATTAGTCTTAACCGGAATTTTCGGAGCCGGGACAGGGGAATTAACATCAGAAGGGCGAATTACGTTAGGATCATACAAAGCTCTATCAGAAACGGCACGGCGACTAGCATTAAATTGGATATTAAAAAGCGTCCCTGCTGCCTGCTGAATCGGAATACTTCCTTCTGCGATGGATTTCGTTTGATATCCTAGTCCGTCCTCGAAAGGCTGACCAAAAAGAATTGGAAGATGGTCATATGCAGAAATAATCCTCTTAACCTGTACTACCGTGTCTCCGTTCACAATAGTGAATTTAAAAATCTGAGGAGTATTCGGCATTGGACCAGGAATTCCTAAATCTGCCGGAGCT